CAGTTAATTTTCGGAAAGATGAATAAAGAAGAACAAAAACAAGAATTTACAGGAATGGTGAAACTTATAGGTGGAGAGGAACTTATTGGCAAAATTTTAGTAGACGAAGAAGTTGGTGGGTATATAGTTGACAGCCCATTCCTTGTAAAATCACATGTAATAACAACACCACATGGAGACATGTTTAAAGTAGATCTTATCCCTTGGATGAAATTCTCAAAGGATGAAATCTGTTTTTTGACGCACGACAAAGTTTATGCTGTTACAGAATGTGAAGATAGAATTAGAAGGTTATATAACACAACACTTAAAAAGTATTATAACGGTATCAATCCACAATCTAATGAGGTCGCTCTTGAAAAAGAGGACGGAAATTTAGGAAGTGTTGAAACCACTAGAGCTAGTCTAGAAAAAATATATAAATTAAATAGCTAAATTATCTCTGAACCCTTGACAGAGTTATTCTAAATAATTTTTGTATGTTTGTCAAGTGGCCACACTTGCACCAAACATATTTTTATAGTATAATATACTTTAGACAACCTAAAAATATATGGCTAAGAAAAAGGAACATTATGTGAATAACAAAGAGTTTCTAGAAGCTCTAGTCATTTATCGTAAGGAGGTTCATGCAGCTGCGGAAGAGGGTAAACCTCATCCAAAAGTGCCTGATTATATTGGTGAGTGTTTCCTCAAAATTGCTACACATCTATCTTATCGTCCAAACTTTGTTAACTACATGTTTAAAGATGATATGATTTGTGATGGTATAGAGAACTGCTTACAATATATTGATAATTTTGATCCATCAAAATCTACTAATCCATTTGCTTACTTTACCCAAATCATTTACTACGCTTTTTTAAGACGTATTCAAAAAGAAAAGAAGCAGTTGGATATTAAAAACAAGTTGTTGGAAAAATCTGGATTTGATGAAGTCTTTAGTGCTGACTCTAGTGCAGTTGGGTACAATGCTTCGGATATGAATAGTATCAAGGAAACATTAGAAATTCGTAATCGATGAAACACGGAAACTTAGAACCAGAGGAAACTGTTATGAAACCAACAGAAAGTTATGAACAGTTGTTACAACGCTTTACTAAAAGAGTTATACAACTAGAAGAAAAACAGGAAAAGGTAAGACAAGCACACGAAGAGTGGTTGAAGTACAATAAAGAATTGGAAAGACTTGAAGGGTCTATTCAAGCTGTTGAATATCTTGCTTTCGGTAAACTTCCTCATGATGGAAATCACGATGGTATGAAAGATCATAAACCAGCATCAATGCCTGTAGTAATTACAGGAGAAGTGCCTGGCACAGATGTATCTGATTTTGGGCCTGGATTAGTTCCAGAAGACATTTCAATAGATACAACTCAGGGTACTGTTACAGTTGGTGAGGGTGGTATAATCTCATCAGGTTTTGGTACTGAGAATATCAGTATAACAACAAATGACGGAACCATTACGTTATGACAATAGCACTGATCACAGATCAGCATTTAGACGGTAGAAAAAACTCTCAGGCTTTCTGGGAGTTTTTCATGAAGTTCTATGATAATGTATTTTTTCCTACGTTAGAAAAACATAAGATTAAAACTATCATAGATCTAGGTGATACCTTTGATAATAGAAAAAGTATGGACTTAAATTCTTGGCATAGAATTAAGACCAGATATTTTCAAGTGCTTGCTGATATGGGTATTGAAATTCATATGTTGGTTGGAAATCATACAGCATATTATAAAAACACAAATAAAGTTAATACACCAGATTTACTTTTAGATAGTTTTGATAATATTCATACTTATGATGAAGTAACTGACATAGAGATAGAAGGAAGAAAATTTACAATGCTTCCTTGGATTAATCCTGAGAACGAAGATCACGTTAGAAAACATTTAGATAATACAGACTCAGATGTAGTTTGTGGACATCTAGAACTCAATGGGTTTGCTGCAATTCCAGGCCATTACTTTGAAGGTGGTGGATGGGATAGAAGAGCATTTACAAAATTCAAAAGAGTATATTCTGGACATTTTCATTTCCCATCAGAGAAAGGGAATGTAAGATATCTTGGTAATCCTTATGAAATGTTTTGGAATGATTGTGGTTCTAAAAGAGGTTTTCATTTATTTGAACCATCTACACTCGCTTTAAAATTTGTCGAGAATCCATACACAATATTCAAAAAAATATTTTATGATGAGGATACATGGAACAATAATAATTTTAATCCAGCAGAATATAAAGATTGTTTTGTAAAGTTAATTGTAGTAAATAAAAACAATTCAATATGGCTTGACAGAATCATAGAAAGGTTGTATGATAGTGGTATTCATGACCTCAAAATCATTGACGATACCGTCATGGATCAGGAAGAGGTTGGAGGCGTAGAACACGAAGATACCTTAACAATTCTAAATAAGTATATAGAACAAATGGATGACAAGCTTGACAAACCAGAATTGAAGAGCATTATGAAGTCCATTTACTTAGAAGCCTGTGAGGTACAGTAATGTTTATTCTCACTATAAAAGACAAAGCAAATGATGGAGCCTATGCTGTCGAAAAAAAAGATGGTACTAGGATTCTCCAGATTTTTGAAGAGCAAGACGATGCGGAAAGATATGTTATGATGTTAGAAGAAAATGGTTTCTCTAACATGAGTGTATATGAAATTGAAACAAAACAAGCTATTGCAGCATGTGAAAACTTTGGGTATAATTATGCCATAATATCCTCAGATGACTTTGTAATCCCCATTAGCGAAAAGCATGATTTTATTTGAACAGATAAGTTATAAAAATTTCCTTGCATCAGGTAACACTCCAATCAAAATTAATCTTTCAGATCATGATACTACATTAATTGTAGGTCAGAATGGTGCTGGAAAAAGCACTCTTATCGAAGCTATAGTTTTTGCATTATTCAATAAGTCATTCAGAAAAATAAATAAATCACAACTTGTCAATAGTATCAACGAAAAAGATTGTGTTGTAGAAGTATCATTTAGTATAGGTAGAAATAAATATAAAGTTATTCGAGGAATGAAACCAAGTCTGTTTGAGATTTGGTGTAATGGCAAAATGCAGAATCAAGACTCTCATGTCAATGATCAACAAAAACATCTCGAACAAAATATCTTAAAATTAAATTATAAATCATTTACTCAAATTGTAATTTTGGGTAGTGCTTCGTTTGTACCTTTTATGCAACTGTCTGCTCCAAACCGCAGAGAGATCATAGAAGATCTTTTAGACATTCGTATTTTCTCTACAATGAATGTGTTATTAAAAGATCGAGTCAAGGTTGCTGCAGAAGAATATAGAGACAATAGTAAAGAAGTTGACTTCTTAAAAGAAAAAGCAGAAATGCAACAAGACCATTTGAAGAGAATGGAAAAGACTGCTATGAAAACTGTAGAGCAGAAACAAAAAACAATTACTAAATTTGAAGGAAAGAATATAGAATTAGAAAAAGTTATCAATGAATTTCAAGAAAAAATAGAAACCTTTACAGATTTAGATAACGTAAAGATACTCAAGGATATCAAAGCAGTTGAGAAAAAAATTACTACAAATACAAATCTAATAAAGAGAACAGAAAAAGAAAAAACATTTTTTGAAACACATGATGAATGTCCAAAGTGTACTCAATCAATTACAAAAGAATTAAAAAAATTTCATATTGAAGAAAATCAAAAGACAATAGATGCTTCTGAAGATTACTTACAAGAGTTAGATGATGAGATTACTGTATTAAATAAAGATCTACAAAGAATTGCAGACAATAATGCTGAGGTATCTTCTTACAACTTTGAAGTTAAATCAAAGTTAAATGAAATGAGAAAGAACAGTAATATTATCAGAGAGATTCAAGGAGAGATTGATGACTTACAAAAAAATACAAATGATATTGATTGTGAGAAAAAGAAATTAACAGAGATTGCTACTAAAGGTATTACACTTCATAAAAGAAATAAAGAACTCAAAAAGAAAAATGAAAACTATGCTTTGGTTACAAGTCTACTAAAAGATACAGGTATTAAAGGGCATATCATTAAAAAGTATCTGCCTGTTATGAATCAATTGATTAATAAATATCTGAAAGATTTAGATTTTTATGTTAACTTTACATTAGATGAAGAATTTAATGAAAGTATTAAATCTAGATACAGAGATGATTTTACATATTCATCTTTTAGTGAAGGTGAAAAAATGAGAATTGATTTAGCTTTGATGTTTACATGGAGATCTATAGCTAAGATGAAAAACTCTGCAAATACAAATCTATTGATTTTAGATGAGGTATTTGATTCATCACTTGATGTATCTGGTACTGATGAGTTTTTAAGAATCATTCGAGGTGGACAACCAGACACAAATATTTTTGTTATATCACATAAGAGTGAAGTGCTACACGATAAATTTGATAGGGTATTAAAGTTTGATAAGGTGAAGAACTTTAGTAAAGTGCAAAACATATAAGATATACTAATCAATCAACCCATTGACTAAGCGCTTTGGTGGCGTTATAATAGCCATATAAACAAGAGGACTTATGAATCAAGGGGTTAAAACCAATCTCGCAAAACTACTTGCTACAGAAAATCTAGTAGTAGAACATGCTAATGTAGAAACAGCATCGTTTGATGTTGTGAACAGGGTTTTGACTCTGCCTGTTTGGGAAGCATCAGAAAATGTCTATGATATGCTTGTAGGACATGAAGTTGGTCATGCTCTTTACACACCAAACGAAATGATCGATTCTGATATTCCTACTTCATATGTAAATGTTGTAGAGGATGCTCGTATCGAAAGAATGATCAAATCTACATATCCAGGCCTTATCAAATCATTTGCTAGTGGTTATAAAGAACTAATTAAAAAAGATTTCTTTGAGATTGCTGGTAAAGATCTTAGAGAATTTAATTTGATTGATAGAATAAATTTATATTTCAAAATTGGTATTGCTGATGTGTCCTGTGTAATTCCTTTTAAAGAAGAAGAAAAAAAGTTTATAGAACTAACTCGTACTGCAACTACATTTGCTGAAGTTTGTAAAATTGCAAGAGAGATACATGAGTTTATGCAATTGCATAAGACTAAGAAAGAAACAGATATAGAATTACCTGATATCGAATTAAACAGTACAGGTAGATTACAAAATGCTGATCAAACTGTACCAGCATCTCCAGAAAAAGAATCAGAAAAAGAGAAAGATGAAGATCAGATTGAAGAAACACCTGATCAACTAACAATCGATCCGAAACAACCTTGGGATTCATTAGAAAATGATCTAGATGAAGTTGATGATCTTCTTGATGCTGAAGAAGAGGAAGATGATATGGAAGTCAGCACTCAATCATCATTTAATCGTAATCAAAAGAAATTACTTTCCAAAGATACATGGTCAACAATCAATCCTCCAGAATGTGATTGGGAAAGTTATATCACTCCCAATGATCAACTTGTAGATGATATGAATCATGCTAAAATAAAACTAAAAGATAAAGTAGTTTTTACATATAGTTTGAATAGTCCTGCTCAAGATCATAACTTAATTCAGATGTATAATAAAGAATTAAGTGAGTACAAGTTATCTTCTAAAAAAGAAGTTAATTTTCTTGTTAAAGAATTTGAGATGAAAAAATCTGCATCAGCATATGCTAGATCAACAACTTCTAAAACTGGTGTTCTTGATACAGCAAAACTTCATACTTATAAATTTAATGAAGATCTTTTCAAAAAAGTTTCAGTAGTTCCTGATGGTAAAAATCATGGATTATTGATGTTCGTTGATTGGTCTGGCTCAATGCACAATGAGTTACTTCCAACTATTAAACAACTATTCAATATTGTTCAATTCTGTAAGAAAGTAAATATTCCTTTTGAAGTTTATTCTTTTGTTGAGAATCGTGCTTCTGAATTTTATTACGGTGGAAAACAATACAGTAAATGTTCTGGAAAAAATAACACAATCGCTGTTAATGATTGTTTTCATTTAGTTCAATTCTTTGATTCACAAAGTAAAACTAAACTAGATGTTCAGATGGATGCTGTATGGATGTTAACTAAAATGACTCAGGATAATTTCATACATGGTGTTGATGGTATGGGTGTATATGAAATGGGTGGAACACCATTAAATGAAACTATCTTTGCAGCTTCTTACTTGTATAAAAAGTTTGTTAAAAATACTAAAGTTGAAAAAGTCAATACAGTATTTCTAACTGATGGAGAATCAAATCATCTAACTGCAAACAAACTTAGAAAAGATCCAGATGGTAGAGAGTGGACTTCAAGATCTCATGTTGGACAGAGTGGTACTTCAGTAAATTTCAATGATCCTAAGAGTGGTTATCAACAACATAAATTAGTAGAACCAGGCTATGATTCTTGGTCAGC